TATTTTATTACGTTTTGGATGAGTTATAATGTATTCTATTTCTTCCTGATAGTTTTCAAAAGGAATATACTCGTGCTTACATACTAATATATTTATTTTTAGTTCAGATAGATAACCTTTCTTCTGTAATTCTTCAGTTCTAATTACCTTCTCTACTGGTCCAAACAATCCTTCTAGTTGTAACTGATGACATTGCATACCATCAAGAGTACCAGTAAGACCAATACGGTATTTGCAACCGTGCATCTTAGTTAATAGTTTTGTTAATGATTTTGCTTTGTAGAGGTGTGCCTCATCCCCGATAACAACATCAAACCTATTAAAGAAAGACCTAGACTCCTTGTAGATAGATTGCCACGTAGATATGACAACAGGAGATTCTCGATAACGTTCTTTCCCTGCATATACTTTGTTGACGTAGTGTCTTGCGTTCCAACCATATTGTTCAAAGTCCTTAAATAATTGTTCTACTAATGAAGTTGTTGGTACTATAATCAGTACCTGTCTATCATACTGTAAGTGCCAACGTATGAGACTGTATATTATTAATGATTTCCCAGACCCAGTTGGTGATAGTAATAGTCTTCGGTTATGCTTGATTGCAGAATAAAGTCCTCTAAGTTGGTATCCTCTGATCTTGAAAGGCAAACCCAGAGATCTAACGAAACTTGAAACGGACTCAGGGGTGACATATTCTTCTGTTTCATCTGGTTCTCCATAAGTATCGTTAGGAATAATATTATAATTATAACCTTTCTTGTCAAGCCACTCAGTTAGATAATCAAATAACCCTATGTACAACTCACCATTTCCAGGAGAATATAATCTTATCCTTCCATCCCAATGTTTATATCTTCTTTGTTTCTGTAGAAACTTTGCATTAGGTACTTCAAAAGTAAAGTAGTCTGATAATTCTTGGTGAACGTGTGGTTCAGTATCAACTCGCAAGAAGACTTCATTCTTCTTTGTGATAGTGGTCATTAGAAACCTGCTTCAAAACGTCTATGTTCGAGGGCATTTTTGATGTGGTAGGTTCTATTGTTAATTTGTTTCAATACCCCTTCCAAATAATTTATAACAGTTTCAAAGTATGCAATCTTTAATTGCTGAGTTTGTATGTCTGCATCTGCTTCCATAAAAGTATTGAGATCATTTTTTAATACTTTTAGATCAAAAGGATTCTCTTTATATACTTCCGCATCTGCTTTACCAGTATAAAAAAGATACTTATCTCTTTTTAAGATGCTAAGTTTTTTCTTATTGTCTTCTAATATCAGAGAATATTTTGACCAGAAGTCTTGATACTTTGCGTGCAGAGACGGTATCTTTAATGACTCGGAGTCTAATTTGTCTTCATCAAAAATACAGTCTCCTGCCCAAGACTGCTTAATCATTTCAAGTGGGTCCATAATTTATTTTAAGTTTGTCAAACGTTGTCCTTCTAGTGATTGGATTTCGTATTGTAGATAGTTAAATTCTACCACAGAATTAAAGTAATCGGTATCAGATACAGCAGCATCAAACTCTAGTGTGTTCAAAGAGATTGGGAACATATCTTTAAATACTACATTGAATTTTGGTTGAAAATTACTATTCAATACAGTAAGTGTTCCATCAGCAAATTCCTTTTCACCAATACCAGAGGTTCTATTATTGGGAGAAGAATTAATTAAGTCCTGCCTTTCTTGAAACTTCTCAGGTACACCTAGTCCACGCATCCAGTTATGAATGATTAGATAGTTTTCAAGATTTTCATCAACTAAAAATCTTAATGATAATGCTTGATATGATAGTACACCTTCAAATGGTATAGGTCTGAAAGGTGTTGGTTGTGTTAATTCACCAACTGATATAGCAGGTATATTTGCAGATTGACAAAAGTATGCAACCTTCGGATACTTCGCTAAGGTAAAACGGAAACCACCTGGACTGAGGAAATTCCTATTGCTTATTTGCGTTGGAAAAGACATTGATTATATTAGTGTTTCCAATTATATTTATGCACAAAAAAAAGAGATCCCGTAGGATCTCTTTGAAAATATATAAGCATCTCGCTTACATAAGGTTGTCAACAAGAACTCTTCTGTAGTAACGGTTAGCGTTAGCAGTAAGTGCTCCCTCTCCTTGAGTTGTACCTTCAGCAAATGGGTTTGCAACAAGACCGTATCTTGTCTTAAATCCAATTTTTGGTTGGAAGGTATCCTGACCAACTGCTCTTACCATTTGTAGAGGAACATATGGACAGTAGAATAATCCTGCATCATATGCAGAAGATCCTTTGTATCCTGCAACGTAGAAGTGTCTGTCACTTACGTTTGCTGAATATGGGTCAACATAAACCTTGATTCTTCCGTTTAATGTTCCTGCAAGTGTTGAGGAATTATCATCTGGAAGTAGGTTACTGTTACCTTGTAGAGCAGGAGTGTAATCAAGTACACCTGCCATAGAAAGTGCTGAAGCAACGTCAGCAGAACATATGATTATGTTCCCTTTTCCACGACGAGTTTCGTGCCCGATCGCATTCATATCTCTTTCGATCTGGAATAGAAGTCCTTTGAACTTCTCAACAGACCATCTACCATTGGAGTCAACGTCTAAGTCGAAGATACCTGCGGTAGCAGTGTTGTTCTGTGCACCAGGTCTTGCAATCTTGTAAACAGTTCTAACAACTTCCCTGTTGATTTCAGCAAGGACTTCAGTTGATAGGATGTTTGCCAATTCAGACTCAGCGTCTAAACCGTGAACTGCTTTAAGATCCTGTGCTAGTTCTAAACTGTACTCTGCCTTGAGTGCTCTGGACTTAGCAGTCACAGTAACTTTCTCAATACTGAAGTTCATTTCAGCGAAGGCATTAGAACCAGTACCTAGAGTCTCAGACTCATCGGTTCTCATTCCTGTACCGTTTGTAAATGTACCAGAGTCGTTAAGTAGACCTGGGTTTGAACCTGCTTGTGCAGATCCTTGTGATCCGAAACCAGAAGTCTGTGCTGCGTCAGTTCCAGAGAACTGTGAGTCTGATTCGTTAAAGAACGCTTCAGAACCAGATGCACGGTTAGTTCCGTATCTAGATCTCATCGCAAAGATGAGTCCTGTAGGACCAGTCATAGGTTGTACACCCGCAATGTCATAAGCGATTAACTTAGGCATTGAACGTCTAATCAATGAGATTAGAACTGGGTCGAAACCTGCAACAGGACCAGTTGCTGTAGCACCTGCACTAAAACCTGCTGCTCCAGAAGTGGATCCAGTAGAGTTAGTTGGTGATGCTTCAGTTAGAATTCCTGCTTCTTCGCGTAGGAATTTCTCTTGGTTTTCTAGCAGTACAGCGGTAACTGCCTTTCTATAATTGTCTTTGATACCATCGATACCATCACAATCAAGAATAGGGTTCCACTTTTCCTGCAACTGTTCAGAATTAAACATTTGCTTGTTTTTCCCTCCAGGAAAAAATGTGTTTTTAATTGATTTTTAGGGTTGAATTCACTTAGTCCAACGACGTAAAGCATCCACGTAGCGTGTCATACTTTCAGTCATATCTGAATCCACAACAGGTTTTGCATCCTCTGCAATCGTGTCTGCTACTGGTGTAGCAGGTTTGCTAGGATAGTAACTCTCTTTAAGAGTTGCCACCTTATTGCGGAATGACTCTTCATCTTTAAACTCAACACCCTCGGCAAGTTTGGATAACTTCTCCTTTTCAGTAGAAGCAAGTCCCTCTGCTACCTCGTTCACGATCCCATCTCTAGTAAAGGTACCTACTATTTTAGTAAGTTCAACGTTAGCTTCAATTTGCTCGTTGAGTTTTGTCTCCATATTATCTAATTCAGCAGTCATTGCGTCAACAACATCTGCTTTTTCGTCGGGAACCTCAATGTGGTTCTCAACAAAAACTTTTTTAAGACCAGAAACAACTGACTCTGCGATCTCTGCTTTGAGACCATTCTCAACTTCGAGTTGGTTGCTGTCGATCCATTGCTGAGTAGCATAGGTAAGATACTCATCTACCTTTTCAGCAAGTTCTGTCTTAACTTTTTCGACTTCCTCAGACATAGTAGTAGCATAATCCTCGTGGATCTTTGCTACTTCTTCATTCAAACGAGAAACAACTGCTGCTTCAAAAATAGTAGTTGCTTTTGCTTTGAATTCTTCGGAAAGTTCTTCACCCTCTGTGAGTGCTGCTACATCAGCGGATAAGTCTATTTCAATTAGACCTTCGCCTTCTGCGTTTTCTGCTTCAACAGACTCAATTTTTCCCGAAGCATCGGAAGGTTTTGTTTTTGGAGCAGTCGCTGTTGGACCACCACCAGTCTTGAGTTTGTTTGACTCATCATCAGGTTTCGAGTTCATTGGAGTAGGACCTCCAAGATCTTGAACTGCACCTAAAGTAGACTGATCAGATACAGCACCGTCAAATTTTGCTTCGGTGACTTCCTGCTTAGAATCTTCGGGTGTCATAACTTTTTCATCTGCGGACATTTGTGTCTCCTTGTTAACTTTAATACAGTTTTCTAACAATTATTTATAATTATAAAGTTCCTAGAAATGATGAAAACGCGGAAAGTTTTCTTTCTTCTAGTACTTTAAAGTTAGGGGCATTGTCTAACCCACGCTTAATGTTGGCAATCTCTGACTCTTTTATGATGCCATTTGTCCAAACCCATTCTCTTCCTTCCATAATACCATTGACAAAAGCGTCTGGTGCGGAAGGATCGGCAACGATGTCTGCTGCTGTAGCAAGCATATAGTCATCAGCGACTATTTTACAACCATTAGTTTCCTTCAGTGATCCAATACCACGTGAAGAAACTCCAAGTTTGACTCCCTCATCAAGCAAGTTCTTAGCAATGTTACCCATTGGTGTGTCGAGAATACGAGCACGACCTCTAAAGTTATTGCCTTCCTGCACTAAAGAAGTAATCAAGTGTGATGCACGATCTAAATTTACAGTAGGACCATCTGGATGACCTAATTCACCCAAAGAGCGACCGCTTTTTATGTACTGCTCATTATATTTAGACACTTCGCGTTCAAGTGTACTCAATGGATACATTCTTCCGTTACGGTTTTTGATCTCTCCTTGTAAAAAAGTTCCCTCGATGTAAAGTCTTTTCTTACCATTTTTTTCTTCAGTAAGAACTTTTACATCTTCAACCTTCTCCGTTATCAGTTTCATTAGGTGTTTCCTCTGGTTCGTTCAGAAAGTTTTTAGCAATTTCTGTTTTTTGCTTTTCTAAAGCAGCAACAGTCATTGTATTCATCGCGTCATTAACTTCTGTACTGACATCTTTTGATCCAGAAAAAAGTTTATTGACGATTTCCATAGCTCCAATGCTAGGCATAATTAATTCCTCAATTAATACTATTTAGAATTCTCCGCGTTTATAGTCTTGCGGAGCGACTGCCTCGACACCTGTTGAGGTAATATCCTCAGTAGGTTCTTCCATTGGTTGCTCCATTCCACCACCTGCAATGGGTTCACCAGTAACAGGATCGATTGAAGCAGGGTCTGGAAGTTGACCATTTGCAATTTCTTTTTTGATTGCCTTATCAATCTCCTTAATCTCACTGTCAGACTGACGTAAGATCTTGCGACGTATGTGCTCAACAGAGAAGTAACGACCCGCAAAAGGATCCATAACATTAACAAGATTCAATCTTTCGTTAAGAATTTCTTGATCTTTTAGTTCACTAAAGTAATTATCAGCAACGAAATCATACTGTATGTGTTCTGACATATCATCCCACTCTTCAATGGAGATAATACCTTTAAGAACTAATTGAGTTTTTAGTAAATCGTGGAAAAGTTCTGAGAACTTCTTGCGGAGACGTGTAACAAACTTTTGAAATTTAACTTCGTCACGTGTAATCTCAGCAGCACGACCTAAATTAAATGTGGAATCAGACTCTAATCTAGACTCTGGTACATTCAATGCACGATAGAGTTTCTTTTGGAAGTATTTGACATCCTCAAGTTCTCCAAGATTTTGTCCACCTGGGAGCGTAGTGATCTCAGTACCTCGTCCTCCTTCTCTTCTGGGCAACCAGAAGTCTTCGAGCATCGACATAAATTTTCTGTCATCTCTAATTTCTCCTGTATCAGCATTGTAAACTAATTTGTTTCTATAGCGACTCATAACCTCACGAAGGTATTGTTCCGCTTTTTGTTTTGGTAGATTACCTACATCAATGTAGAATATTCTACGTTCTGGTGCTCTTGATAATCTATAGATTACAAGACTATCTTCAATCATCCTAAGTTGATTGAGTGCTTTGATTGCTTTATGTAAATGTGACATAATCACATTCTTATTCATATCTTTTAAACCACTATGGCAAAAAGATATTGCATCAGAAGCAATCTTAATTCCTGTAGTTTCAAGACCACGTAAACCTTTTTGATTATACACATAGTATTCTGCTGACCTAGGTGCAGTCAGTGCTTCCATTGTGCGTGGATCTACGAATTGTCTATCTTTCTTTGCTTCAAATTCTATTACTTTACGGATCTTACGAGGGTCTATGTACCTTAATTCCGTAATACCACGACGAGGATTCTTAGTATCAATGACCTTGTGGTAGTATAATTTGCCATCTATATACCATCTGCGGAATATATCGTATGCTTTCTTATCAAAATCTAATAGTCTGAGTACGTTATGAAACTCATCCCGTATCTTTTTTCTGATGTTTGTACTAACGTCTAAGTTAGCAAGGTCTACATCAACAGGACTATCATCCCTGTCACCTGCAATCGCTTCATTGACAACATCATCCACTGCCCTATCACACTCTGGGTGAATGGACATCTCTCTATATCGTCTAATTAAATCTGATTCGTCTTTGTAACTACCATCAAGATCAATGGCGGTTCCAAAATAACCACCACCTGCTACTGGTGTTGCTGCATCATCAGATTCTTTACGCACAAAAGAAGGACCAGAGTTCTGACCCTTCTTAGCACGCTCAAGAGAATAACCAAAAAGTTGAGACATTTACTATTACTGTTCTTACATCTATATTTAGCAAGGTAAGAAACCGCCTTTTTAAGACTGGTTTCCGCTATCTACGTCTGTATCGTATGTCCAGTATTGTACTTGGAACTCTACAGTGTACTCTTCTGGAGTGTCATTTGTTCCCCAGTCAAGTTCGATAGCACTGATGTTACTTGGCCAAATACCTTCAAACCTATAAGTTCTAATGATGTTACCTTTACGGTCCATCTGACGAACTTTTGCTACAGACTGATAGTCTGCAATAGTATTTGAGTTCTGAAAGTTTTGCTGTAGTGCTTGGATATTAGAAGACCACGCCTCGAAGAATGCTCTGAACTTAAATGATTGATCATTAAGTACAGTCACTGTCCAAGGTTCAAAGGTTCTATCCCCTGCAATTTTAAGTTGTCTTCCTCTGTAAGGTACGTTAACAACTCCTACAACAGATGCAGGAATGTTTGCTGCCTTAACAAGGAATGTACCGAAAGCATTTGCTCCCGCTGCATTTAATTGGGATTCACCTGCTAATGTTTCTAGAACATTTGCTGCTGATCCTGTTACTCCACCAGGTTGAGGTACTACGCTTGATTGTAGTACAGGAGGTGCAAAGACCTCTACCTGGAACAGATTAGGACGTGCAAAGTCCTTTACGTTATCTCGGAAGGTAAAAATAGGTGCCTTTATATTTGCTCCTTGTACCTGTCCTGGTTGTGCTTCTGCCATTTGTTTAGTCTCTTGATTAAGATGTTACTTCAGAGAAACTAGAACCAGTTCTAGTTGCAGTGAAGGTAAGTGTGATGAAGTTAATAGATCTAGTAGGTTTCACGAAGATCTCCGCGAAGAACTCTCCTCTATCTATTGCTTCAGATGGGTTATTGCTCGTATCGCACACGACCAAGAAATCAACGATTCCGCGACGAGATTGTATGGAACGCAAGAATGGTTCTACAATGTTCTTGAATGAAGAACGTGTAAACTCATCATTGAGTTCAAAGAGTTGTGTTTTTGCTGCATTGGCGATAGCATCTTCTAACACAAGGAACAGACGACGAACGTTAATTCTATCGAATGCTGATTGATATGAAAGTGCAGTCTTATCACCAAATAACACTATGCCTTGTCCAGGGAATGAAACCACTGGGTTAACACGTGCAGCATAGAGTTTATCTCTATGATCCTTAAGAGGTGAGTATGCAAGTTTGATTGCGTTACGTAACTGTCCTCTGTTAAATCCTGCGGGTGAGAACCACGCTTCTGAATTTAATGTTGCACCTAGTACTAGACCTGCAACGTCAGCGTTACAAGGAATGTAGCGGTACTTATCATTGTACTTATCGTAGATATACTTGTAGTTGTTATCAAATACAGCATATGATGTTGAACTTAACTTACCGTACATATCGATAGTCTTGTTAACAATCACGTTTGTATCTGATTGTCCAATTACATCTCCGCGTGATGGGGAGACGAAAGCGATACAATCTTTACGAGTTGCAGCAATGTCAATGATCTTCTGTGCTTTAGCAACAGTATCATTTGCACTTGCCATTGAAGGACCCATTAAGATGTAATCTACATCAACTGTTTCCTTATCTCCTATAAGATCATATCCTCCGAGAATATCGGAACGAGCAACTGTATATCCGTCAACACCACCTTGTAGTGTGTACTTAACAGTAGGACCGTCTGTTGTACCAATGATCTCACGACCGAGGTTTGTTTCTTTATCTTTAATAGGTGAAGTATATTTGATAAGATCAAATGAGCGAGATACACCTGTTAAACCAAAACTACCATTAGCAGCACTGTCAACATCCATAACTGATGATCCTTCGTGAGATCCCCAGTAAACAAATGCAGAGTTTGATTTAATTACGTCTGAATAGTAAAGTGTTTCGCCTTGTACACCTTTAGCGTCTGATGCTTTAGATACAAACAAGAATTTCTCAAGGACTGATCCAGGAGTTCCTGTTAGTTTTCCGTCTCCATCAAGGATAAGAATGTGTATTTGGTCATTATCACCACCACGATCTTGTACCCAAGGAGAAGTTGTAGGACGTGGTGCAATATTGATCCACTTCTGTTCTCCACCGTAGTAACGCTCTTCGTAGTCTGAACGTACGCTTAAGATTTGAATTGTTGTTGAGTTGTCATCTTCTATAGTGTAGTTTGCTGCAAAGTCAGATGCTGATGCTGCATTAACAACACGTAACTGACGTTCAACACTTGCTACGACTGCTTTATCTCCAGTTCTAGAACCACCAGATGCAGCATCCCATAGAGCAACAACATCACCGATCTCAAGAACAGTAGATGACTGGGCGTAGTCTACGCTAAGTTCAATCTTTCTTGTTATAGGATCGTATGCTACAACTTGACCAAGAACGTCAATAGATGATGGAGATGAAGCATTAGTCTCTGCTCTCCAGTATTCATTCTTATTGAAGTCACCGTTGATTGTAGTAGCATCAAATGTTACCACCATTGTGTATGAGAAAATCTTACCAGAAGAGTTGCCCAAAGGATAGGTTACATTTGTACTGTTTGAAATCTTAGTTCTGAAATCCCATTCAGCAGATGTTGGTTGTGCAAGTGATAAGATTTGGTCTGGACCTGCATCAGTCATTACTACTCTTAATGAGTTACCATAGATTCCAGGGAATCTTGAACCCCATTTCCAAGCATTAGATGCTGTCTCTACACTTGTTTCATACTGCTCAAGGTTCTTGATAAGAGGTGCAGTAACACCAGTAGATGTTTCTTCGTTAATAGTTGTCTTGCTAACTGTAACTGTTAAGCGACTAACAGCAACTCCATCTGTATGAGATGAAGCAGTTGTGCTTAGTTCTCCACGTGTTACGGTTAAGTCGTTTCCAACGATTGCACTGACACGTACGATTTCATCTTCTATCTTGATGTAATCGTTTAACTGTACACCAAGTGTACCTGCATCAGCAACTGTAACTGTTGTATCAGATGAACTAAGTGTTCCACCCTCATTTAAAGTTGTTGCTGTTCCTGCTGCCTCTATCAATGTAATAGAAGATCCCGCAGCGTGTGAAGTTGCAGCAGATGCTAACTGTCCACGTAGAACTGTTAGGTCTGTACTGTTAACAGCAGTGACTTGTAGTATTTCAGCGTCGATTAATAGATAATCGTTTTGTGAAATGTCTGTTGAAGATGTAACTGTAAGAGTTGTATCCGCAGCAGAGAAAGTAGTCAGCGTTGTTTGTGCTGTGTCAATCGCGTTTTTAAGTGCACTTGCTTCTGCTCTTATGACTTTTAATGTACCGCCATAGAGTAAGAACTGTGCTGCACTGTACCAGTATTCGTAGTTATAATCATTAGGTCTTCCAAATGTAGAAAGTAATTCTTTCTCACTTGTAATATCAACTATCTTGTTGACAGGACCCTTTTCAAAGGAACCGACTATCACTGCCACATTATCTAGAGTTGCATTTGCAACTGTTGTCAGATCCTTTTCAAGTACGACAACCCCTGGTGAAAGTTGGGTGGATGCCATTGTTTAATTCTCCTTGAAAAATGCTTCCAATTTTACTAGAATTATTTATTAATACCGATCTTTCTGATGGGGAAACAAAACGTGAACTATCTACCAGTCAGGATAGTGAGATAATTTAATAGTTTTTTTATTCCTTCTACTTACCTGTACACGTTTTTTTGTACATTCTTTACATTCATATGCGTATGCAGATGGAAAGTTACCTCTGTCCTTTCTAGTTTTATAAAAGTCTGCTATTAAATTCTTAGTTACTAAACATTTTCTACATCGCCTATCTACAAATAACAGGTGCTCTAATTCTAATTCATCTTCGAGGTTCATCCTAGTGAATTCCTATACTCCCACATAAAGGATGTTTCACCATAAGGATCAGCATTCCATACATTACCATCATCATCCACATATGTTGTATCGTCCATACCATTATCAACAAACCCAAACGGAGCCATATCTGCTTCTATTGCTTCTCTTTGTTCTTCAAACATCTGAACACGTACATCATTATCGTGTAGTTCTTTGAAATATGGTTGCACTGCTAACCAAGCAAACATAACAAGACACATAGCAAGGTCATCGTTACATCCTTCTTCTGCTTGCCAAGATGAACCTTTCTGAATAAAAGTAGTTAGTTCTGATATAATATCATAATCACATAAGAGCATCTTATCATCTTCTATTAATTGTTTTAAGTTAGAACATCCAACCTTCTTAACAGCAGTAGACATCTTAACACCTAGTTGAACTTTACCACCAGAGAATCCCTGTCCTATTACCTGTCCTGCTCTACCACGCATAGCAGACATCAATACATTATCATACTCAAGATCATACTGAAGTATGTCTGCAACCTGTGCTCCTACATCATTTACTTCTACTAAAACATATGCGTGGTTGTATGCGTTTGCTGTTTGAGATATAATATCTGGAAACAATAGGGGTTTAACTGTATTATTTCTATACTTGGCAACTAATTTATACGGAACTTCGGTAGTATCAAATAGACAGAACGCAGAATAATCTCCATCAACTCCGCGTGCTACGTCAACAGTCATTGTATATGAGTGACCTTTAATTGGATCTTCGTAAATATCTAGTCCCTTACTAGCGTGTAAGGCATCCTCATAAACCATCAATCTTAATTTACTTGCGGAAATTAGTGTATCCACAGATCCTAGGAACTCACATTCAAACTCAACTCTGAACTGTGCTTCCGATGTGTTTGCTATAGTTTGCTCTTTCCACTTTGCATCTCTACCTGGAACTTGTGACCAGTGCACTTCTGTATTAATATATTCGTTCTTATTTCTTTCAGCATCGTGCCATATCTTATAATACATATTCATCCCGTGAGGGGTAGATATGATAATAACTTTGGTATTTTTACCAGATGAGATAGTAGGATAAACAGAAGCAAAGAACTGTTCAGCAATATTATTCGGAACGAACGCAAACTCATCAAGGAAGATAATATTAAAGGACATCCCACGAACAGCAGAAGCAGAAGTAGATGAA